ATGCTCGGCCATAAACTACCTGGTGTGTGGTCGGTGTACGATAAGCACACCTATATCGAGGAAATGAGAGAGGCATACGGCAGGTGGTGGGCCCGATTGATGAGCATCATCGAGCCCGATGTTTTGGAATTCACGCCGCGTCAGACCGGATAAGCCGACCCCTGTTATCGCGAGGCAAGTTCAGGTGAGACATAGGGCGGCGAACAGGACGCGACATTTCCCGGCGCTGCCATTCTTCGACTTTGGTTTTTAGCCACTTATTGGATCCGCCCATGTATGCGCAGTCAGGCTCCGGGAATGGGTTGCTGTTACGCGGGCGCTTCCGGTAGCGATCAAGCGTTCTCGACGAAATCCTTAATTGTTCGCAAATTTCGCGGGTGTTCATCAGCTCAAATTTGTTAGTAGCTTTGCTCATCATTTTCTCCAGTGGCCCTGTCCGGGCCATTTCAGTATTAATCAATTCACCTGGCCCGGCAGCGAACGCAGCCGACGCATCCCGGTCATCGCAGTGGCTACATAGCTTCGACTACGGTTGACTACTTCCACCCAGACCTTCACGCCTTCAACCCGCACCGTGTACGTTTCTTTCATTTTGCTGCGACCGTAGTCGCCGTAGCGCTCCTGATGCGTAGCCAGGGCGATGGCGCATGCCTGGCGAGCGAGCGGGGATTGTTTACTGCCGCGGTTGATTAGCTTCATGCTCTGGCCCTCCGAACGCAGCGGTTACGCTGAGAGGCGATCAGGGCAACACCAGTGACCGTTTTCTGGAGGCGGGATAACTCTGCCCAAACGGTCGCTGCCCGGCGCCACAATCCGCGCTTTTCCAGTTGCGTAGCAGTCGCCTGCAGTTGCCGTAACTGGCCGTGTTCTGTCGGCTCCGGTGCTGGTCCGTTTACCAGTTCGTCGGCATACCAGTCGCTTACGACGAAATTGTGAATACGGCCATCGACGGTATTTCGGGTGCGGATAATCATGCCGCTTTCCGTCATCACGCCGATAACGTAGCGCGTAGCCCGGTCGGTAAGGCAAAGCGCTTCACTGATTTGTGCGGGACAGGCCTGCGGATTTTCGAGCAGGTAATGAGCGACCGCTTTCTGACGTTCAAATTTATCTACCATGCTGATAATTCGGCCCCAGCCGGGCCGACCTCCGTTAGCCAACGTATTCCGGTTTCATGTCGTCGAGCGTTACGCGGAACTGCTCGTACACTTCATCGCCCAGGTGACGGCGCGCTGCGGTGAGTGTTGCTTCTGCCTTCGTAAACAAATCGGCTGCGTCCGGTTCGCCGGCAGACGGCAGGGAGTTAATCGTTGCCTCGATTTTGTTCCGAGCATTCACTCGGTGATATCGCTGCGTGGCTTTGTTCTTTAGTTCGGTGAACAGTGCTGAGCCCAAAGTCGCCTTGGCCTGGTTGATGTCTTCGCCCACGGCTTTCGCTGCGTCGATATCCTCGGCGGCATCAATCCGGTCCCGGAATTCGTCAGCGATCGCGTCAACATTCACTGCGGATTCACGCGCGCTGCTGGTGGTTGAAATTGTGTCACCTGCAATTTCAGCTACGCTCACCCTTTGTGCATTCCCTGGATTAATAACCTTTTCTTCTCGATCTTCGACTTCATCAGCGCTGTAAACACCTAGAATCACATCCGGACAGTACAGGCGGGCCCAGCGTTTAACAGCGAGATATGCGAGTTGCTGGCGCGGATCGCTTGCCCAAAGTGTCGAGTTGCGAACCTGAGCTTGCGAGAGCATGAGTACCAATTCGCGTGGCTCATCTTCTCCTTTCATCGTGGCCCACACTCTCACGCCAACACCAGACTCATCCCGCAGATCCCAACCGGGCGCGATGTACTTGTTGCCTTTCGTGCTGGTCTTTTCTACAAATCGGCCAATGATGTTTTCCCATGGACCAAACCAGTCGTAATGGAGGCGATCTTTAGTGGGGACATCTTGGTAATGACGGCATTAACCAGTTGCGCTTCGTAGCCCAATGCGCCGCTAACAATATGGGTCTTCTGAGCGACGGCGAACGGGTCCATGCCCCATCGAGCAGCCTGCATGACCACAGCCATGCAAGCATCAGGTTTCCCGCGGAAGTGGTCAGGCACGAACGCACCACTGTTAGCCATCACGGCCGACAAGGTGCGCAGGCGGTCAAAGAGTTCTCCATTGGTCAAAATGGAAATGTTGTCGATCATTTGCGTCTTGTTTTCGTTGGTAGTAATCACGGTAGACATGTTCATTCCCCTTATGCCTGAGTACGCAGCGCTTCAAGGCGGCGTTGGTCGAAGTCGTTCAGTTCATCGGTGTAATCAGCGGTGATCGGCGCTGGCCACTCGCCAGTATCAAAGCCGGTCGCGATAGCGCGCATCGCCTTGCGGTACTCCAGCATGCCCAGTTCCAGCAGCTCGGTAGATGCTTCAATAATGGCGATCCAGTGGTAGTTCTCGTCTTTGTTGACGAAAATCCAGAAGAACTGGTCAAGAGCTGCGGTTTCGCAGTACATCGCTGCGCTCAGGTGGTAGTCGCGATCGATAATTTCCCGGTGCAGCCTGGCGCGCAGACCTTCCTGCTTCACGTTCCACATGCTGATGGTTTTCAGGTCGGCGCCGATGCGCACACCGTCTAGGTCGATTTCCAGATCCGGGCGTACACGGACTTCCAGCCCGGTTTCGTCGTCGAACCCGAAATAACTCACCTCAACAGCGCGGCTTGGGTGCGTTAGCAGCTTGCCGGCGGTAGGGTGGTTCAGCAGCGCTTTCTGGATGGCCAGCGCGGTGCTCAGCTGCTGGCGGGTGACCAGCACTTTGCCTTCCGGGTTTTCGCGCCATGCGTCCAGCAGTTCGTCGGCGAACACGGCGCCCGGGTTAACAGACTTCACCGCCTGAATCAGATCGGCCTTCGTGCCGGATACTTTGAGTGGCTGCGGTTTCTGTGCTTCCTGCGCCACCAGGTCAGGATTGATAATCGCCAGCTGCTCCAGCAGCGCGTCACGGCTACCGCTGGTTTTCACCTGCGGCGGCAGGGTGGCGTTGTATTCTTTGATGCAGGCTTTCATCGCCGCTGCGGTTTGCTTCTGACCGTCTTCAATTCGCTGGAACTCCGCGGGCAGCGCCATGTAACTCTGTCCGGTTTCTTCAAGCGAAGCGCCGAGCGGCACCTGCGGCGGCGGGGTGGCGTTGTATTCTTCCAGCAACGCTTTGATGTCGTCGGCAGACAGCTGCGCCGGCAGGCTGGCGTTGTGCTCGTCGATAAAGGCGCGGATCGTTGCCGTCGTGGTAAACGCACCTTCCGGGATAACCGGTTCAACGCTGAATTCTGCATCCAGTTGTTCTGGTTGCAGCGCCAGCGCATGCACCAGGTTGCCCATGTCCAGCACCGGAGAGCGCTCTTTGACGATGGTCTTCTCCACGTGGCGGGCATTGAAGTACATCAGGGACACGCGCGCGTCTTTCACCTGCGTGGAGCTGATGCCGTTGGCGCCGTGGTAAACCTCGTTCGGCAGACCTTCATAGCGGCCAGGCTCAAAGAAAGCGGGGTACTCGTCAACTGGTGCTGGCTGCGGTTTCTCCGGCGCTTCGGTGGCTTCCTCCTGCGCGGTTTCGACTTCCGGCACGGATTGTTCGTCGCTCATTGAAGTCGCGCTGGCCAGACTCGGCGCGGCGGCGGCCAGAATCGCTGCTGCGTCTACGGTATCTGTCTGCGGATCATCTTCCACAACACTTTCGCCTGCTGATACCGCATCGTTATCTTTGCTTTCGGCGCGCTCAGTCTCTTCCATCTGCACATCACTGGTGGTTTCCTCGGTATTGGTTTGATGTAATTTTTCTTCAGCGGCGCGCTGGCGTACCTGGTCAACGACAGAAAGCGCTGGTTCCGGCTGCTCCCCATCAGGCCATCGATGGAGAAAACTCCGTTGCCCATGTTGGCGATTTCTGGTTGTGGTTTGGTCAAGTCTTCATGCACCCACTTCGGATCCGTAGGGTCGCTGATACCCGGAACGAATTCCCCACGTTCGGCTGCCAGTCGGTGGCTTATCTCGTTTTCCCAGCTTTTTTCTGGAACGTGACCAGCTGCCGCCAGGGTTTCTTCGGTTGGGTGCTCGTGGTCGGATTCCGTCAGATTTGCGTTGATATAAGTCTGCAGACTGACCGGGAAGTGGTGAACGTTCTCGGCGGCGCCGCGAATGAGAGCGAAGATAGCAGCACGCGAGTAGTCCAGAATGCCAGCCGTTTTACGCAGCGCTTCAGACCACTCTTTGAACGGACTCTCTTTCTTACTGACGATCTCTTTTGCACGGCGGAAAACTCCACCAGGAACATCATGGATGTTGAAGTCCATTGGCAGAGTGGCCAGCGCAATTTCAATGTCCAGAGTGTCCAGCGTGTGGATAAGGGTCGGGTTACGATCAGTCTTATTGCCGCCGCCAGCGTTGGTTTTAACGTCGGTGCGTTGAATAAGCGCCACGCGGTTACCTTTCTGCCACTCTTTGACCAGCAGCACGCGATCGAGGTGTTCGGTATTCACCCACGCTTTGACGAACTGGATCACAAGGTTTAGTTCGCTGCGCTTATCCTGCGGGAAAACCTTTTTCACCGCGTCGGTCAGTTTCCAGAGCGTCGGCATGTCGAATGCTTTAACTTCCGGGCAGTTCTCGACGGCCAGCAGCAGGTTCTGAACATAGGTGTTATCCGTGTCCATTTCGAGACTGGCAAGGTGCGCGCGGGTTTCCTTGTTGATGTGCCATACGTGACCACCTTCGGCATTGAACTGAGCCAGCAGCTGAACGCGAAAGCCCATCGGCGCGATGTTGTCGAGCGTGTCGATAATTTTGCTGCCAGCTGAGTTTTCTTCCTCTTCCTGCTCTTCTTCAGTATCAGCACCTGTATCATCAGAACCAGCTTCTTCCTGATGGAAGGAATCCTGCGGTGCCGCGCCAGCTTTCAGCTGCCAGGTGCGCTGGTCCTCGGCCAGTTCGTAGCGTTCGCACCAGGTTAAATCAACAGTGTTTTCTTCCGGCAGGTCGTTAAATACCGGGAAATCGGTACGGACGGGCTTCATGTAGTCTTTGCCGCGGCCAGTTTCAATGCCAGCATCTTCCAGCGCGACGTCCAACATCAGCGCTGCGCGAGATTCGGTTTTTGCATCAATCCAGACAAAAGCATCAGGCTTTCCTGATTTTTGTGTGGCTCTGATAACAAATGGAAATTCCATGTTCAATCCTCTTTTTTGGATGTTAGAATCCCGGGCCATTGATAGCGCCCATTGGGTGTGTTCATTGGTTTTTGAAAATCTCCGGTGTAACTTTGGTCGGAAGCACCGGACGTACAGGCCCGCCTTGCGCGGGTTTTTACGTTATGAATCGTGGGCCATCTGGTCGTAAGAGGCGCAACGTACACAGCAGTAATCGCGCTCTTCATGCTTCAGCTGCGCGCCGTGGATCAGCGTCAGCGTGTTCTTCACTTCTTTGCCTTGCTCAATCGGCTTTCCACACAGGTGGTAAGCGCATTTCTTCTCCTGCATAACCACTCCTTAAAACTGCCTTGATGCCGGGATTTCATCGGCTGGAATGACCGCATCTACCGGGTAACATTCACCAGAAACATGCTGCTCAACTGCAGCGATTTCGCATTGTTGCTGGTTGTCGTACACGCCAAGAACGATTTCCTGATAGGTGCCGTTTGTCATGCCGACCGATAACACCAGAGCAAACAGCGGCCCGGTCATACGCCGAACCCATATTTAGCTGAATCGGCGATCAGCCATTCATAGGTAGAAGATTCGATCACTGCTTGCTGGCTATCAGCATCACAAATGGTCTCGTCACCCTGGATGTCATAGATGCACTGCAGGTCGCTAACTTTCACATCCTGATATTGCTTAATCATTGCCAGTCTCCTGTGTTTTGCCTTGGCCGTTGATAACTCAGTGAACTTCGCTGGTGGCGCCGTGTAGCTGATACCCACGGTTGAGCTTTTTCACTCTGCACTTCACCACCGCGAAGCCCACTCTTTGTGTCTTGCCTTGTCGCCGGCTAGCGGAACATTTCACCTGACAACGATGCGCTTGTTGTCGATGCAACAAACAATACAACCAATAGTTCGATGTGTAAAGTGCAATGTGGAACTATTGGTTCTATTTTGGGGCGAAAAAAAGCACCGCTTCGGGTGCTATCTGAGCGATTTCAAACCAGGAGGGTTATTTTTTTAATTCGTTAATCAGATCTGAAACTTCGTCCTTGAGGAGTCTAGGTGGTTAACGACTGATTTTGTGTGAAGGATTACCTTAAGTTTTTCGGCTTCCGGCAGTTGGTTGAAGAGCGCCAATAACGCATCTTCTTTTTCATCGAGAACTCTTGGCCTTATCTCTGATTCACTACCTTCCGAACCTGGCTCCATGAAGAACCAATATTCGGGTCTCCCTGTAACTGCCGACAATCTTTTTAGCCGTTCACCGCTAGCAACAGACACGCCAGAAACCCACTTCCTTATTGATGTGTGGGACAGCATTACGCGCCTTGAAAGATCAGCCATAGACCAACCGTTCTCATCCATAACTTGCTGGATGCGCTGAGAGAATATTGGGTGAAGGTTTTTATTCATATTTTCATTTTACAACCATCAGTTCCATTATTCATTGGAACTATTGGGTTGATTTTTGTTGGAACCTAAAGTTTTAAGTGGTAATCTTCAGTCAATCGCACGAACAACTGGAGAACAGCATGAACAATCAACTCAAAGCAAAAATCAGTAACCACATGACACAAGTGAGCATTGGCGAACACCTCGGGATTTCTTCGCAAGCCGTTGGTAAATGGCTTCGTAAAGGCGTCATTCCAACAAAGCGGATTGTTCCTTTGTGCGAAATCCTCAATTGGAAAGTCACCCCCCATGAAATTGATCCGTCGTCATACCCCAACCCAACCGACGGACTACCAAAGCAAGGAGCGTAATCATGCAGGCTCTCAATTTTCACCAGGATACAGGAACGCCGCAGCCAGCGGTGATATCGAATTATCAAAGCGTTACTCGCAATACCAGTAAGCTAACTCGCATTCGCGAAGCCGTGCGCGCCTGGCAGAAAGCCACACCGGGACAGGCGCAGATCTACATCTCGCAGCTGGTGGCTAAGGAGTGGATTGCTCGCGGCGGGCGCGGTCTGCTGCTGGCCGGTTCTGAGGTTAACACCCGGCAGAACTTCTTCCGAATGATTAACGAGCCGGGGCCGAAAAACGATAAAAACCTGACGCTGCTGATCCCGGTCATTGCAGACGTAATGTCTCGCGATAACGAGAAGGTGGCGCGCGAATACGGGCTTCTCGCAAAGACGGAAGCCGAGCTGATTGCCGATGCGATGAAGGAGTGCACTGAAGCGCACCAGGCAAAGCTGCTCGGGCAACCGGTGCAACGGATTGAGAAAGAGGTGAGGGAAGCAGCCGAAGCGCTACTGCGTTTCCTGCCGACGGAATCGATCGCTGCTGTGGTGACGAGCTTGGCAGCCATGGCGCCGGGGTTACTGTGATGAATCACATTGAATTCGTGGAAAAACACGTTCGCGAAGAACTCATCCGACAGGGCTTCACTGCGGCAGTGGCGCAGGGGGGGGCATTTCAGGCAGTCGACATGTACAAGCGTATGAGTCAGGCCAGTCGTAAGGGAGGATTTTTGACGATGTATTGCGACACGCGAAGTTATGGGCAGAGAAGCAAACACTGCCATCAGACAAGTTCGAGAAGAAACGTGTTAAGCGTAATCAGCCGCAGCCTGGGCTGTTCTGAAAAGGTGAAGACTGTTGTGCGCCAACACAGCCAGTCTTCGAGTGCAAAAACGGTGCGTTATTGCGGAGTCAGTATGTCAAACACCGCTGAAGTTATCAAATTTCCCATAAACGTCGAGAACACAGGAGGTCGTATGGCCGACCTGTCCAATGGGTATACCCGGATTGCTAACGAGATTCAGAAACTAAAACCACGCCTGCGCATGTCCGGGCGTGAGTGGCAGTGTCTGGAGGCGGTGATCTGGCTAACCTACGGATGGAATAAAAAACAGGACCGGGTTACAAACACAGTAATTTCCGAGCTTACAGGCCTCAGCGATTCACACGTTTCTGATGCAATTCGGTCGCTTTCTGAGCGTGGGATTATCTTCAGTCGTAAGCAAGGCGTGATGAAAACTGTCGGTATAAATACTGAGCTTTCTGCCTGGATTTTAGACAAACCGAAAACGGGAAAAGTCTTCCCGAAAAAGGAATATCCTTCCCGAAATCGGGAAAAACCTTCCCGGAAACGGTAGACACCCAAGACTATAACAATAACAATATTAAAAGATCATCGTCCGAGAATTCTGACGAATCCTCTGACGACCGTCTGAATAAGTTTTTATCTGCTCATCCTGACGCCGTGATTTACACCCCGAACTTTACCAGGTGGGAACAGCGGCAGACCAGCAATGCGCCGAATGGCTCGTTGTCCTGGTCGAGAAAGTTAAACCCTTCCCGAAGAAACCTATCATGGCCTCCTGGGCTAACGATGTGCGTCTGATGCGCGAGCTTGACGGTCACAGTCACCGTGAAATTTGCGAGCTGTTCCTGTGGGCCAGCAAGGACGCTTTCTGGCATACGAACATCCTCTCTCCGGCAAAGTTGCGTGCCAAATGGGACACGCTAAGCCTCCAGCGTGATGCTGGCGCTGCTCGAGCAACCACTGGCGGCCGCCAGGCTATCGATTTCAACAACACAGACTGGATCAACGGGGTGTTCGATGAAAACTCTCTCTGAACAGATGGTCAACTTCGACCGTGAAAACTTTGTACGCGTGGCCCATGGCATGCCGGAGGCGCAGGACACCCAGACACCGCAGGCAGAGCAGACGGCTGAAATCTTCAACGCACTGTTCAGCGCGCTGCGCGCCGCTTTCCCGGCCAGTGTCCACAGCTTCAACGACCAGGACGCATTCAACGAACTGCGCCGCCAGTGGTTGCTGGCATTCCGCGAGAACGGGATTACCACCATGGAACAGGTAAACGCCGGTCTGCGCGTTGCGCGCCGTCAGGAGCGCCCGTTCTTACCATCGCCGGGGCAATTCATTGCCTGGTGTCGTGAAGGCCGTAGCGCGCTTGGCATTAGCGCTGCTGACGTCATGGCCGAGTACTGGAAGTGGCAGAAGCTGGTTTTCCGTTACCCGTCCAGCGAGCAATACCCATGGCCTAAACCTGTGCTGTATCACATCTGCCTGGAACTGCGCCACCGTAGCACTGAGGGCCAGTTGAGCCGCCAGGAACTGGAGCGCGAAGCTGTCGCCGTTCTGGACATGTGGGAGCGCCGGGTGCAGTCGGGCAAACCAGTGCCACCAATCCGCCGCGCGCTGGCTGCACCGAAAGCGGCAACCGGGCCGACACCGGCTCAGATGCTGATGGCGCAGTACAAACGCAACAAAGACGCGGGGAGGGCGTGAGCATGAACGAAACCACAGTGATTCAAACCAAAAAGGCGATCGCAATCATCGCGGAATATATCCAGCGCGCCAGTAAAAACGAGCAGTTGCAGGAGGCAAAAACTCGCCTCGATAAGAAAGTGTTTTTATTTTCGGATCCCGATGAAAACTGCGATCAGGGCATGCTGATGGCTGCGTTCGTACCGGCCATGACCAGCCACAGTCGGGAGAAGTTTTTCGAAGAAATCTCCGCCGCGTTAGAAGGAGCCGCACAATGAGTGAGGCCTCTATTCTTGATGTGTGCTGCGGTTCCCGCATGTTCTGGTTCAACAAACGCGATACTCGCGCGGTATTCGCTGACATTCGAGCTGAAGAGCACAAGCTGTGCGACGGCCGCCGCCTGGTTATCAGTCCTGACCTGATTGCAGATTTCCGGGCGCTGCCGTTCGCCGACGATTCATTCCCGGTTGTCGTGTTTGACCCTCCACACCTGGAACGTGTAGGCCAGACCGCGTGGATGGGCAAAAAATATGGGCGCCTGAACAAAAAAACATGGCGTGCTGACATTCGCGCTGGGTTCAAAGAGGCGTTTCGCGTTCTGCGGCCACACGGTGTGCTCATTTTCAAATGGAACGAAACGCAGATCCCTGTCAGCCAGATTTTGGCACTCACTGACGAGAAACCAGCGATTGGCCAGCGTACCGGAAAGAACGACAAAACCCACTGGATCATCTTTGTGAAGGAGTCAGCCCAATGAAGGACAACATCAAAGCGCTGAACTACGACCCGGCAGACCCGGACAAAATGCGTCTACCCGCTGGCGTGACGTGTGGTAATTGCCACCATATCCAGCGCTGTAAAGCGATGTTCGGACATACCGAAACGGACACGTATTGCGATTGGTCACCGTCGCGTTTCATTCCTGTAAAGACTGAAGGAGCTGCCCAATGAACGATATCACCGCACTGGCGCAGCGCATGTCCGTCGAGCGCATCCTGGAAATTGCTAAGGGTGGCACCCCAACAATCGGTGAAAAAGAGCGCTTGGCTATCACGGCGCTGTACTTCCACCAGGAGCTGCAAGTTTGCACTCAAGCATTTCAGGCGGCGGGACTGGCTCAGTTAGCAGGTGAAGATGCGCTGGAGAAGGCGCAGCAGCGTATCGCTGAACTGGAGTCCTGTGCCGTTGAACTACCGCTGCCATCCTGTACGTATGCGGATCACAGCTATCCGGCATATTCAAAACGGCAGGTGGTCAGCATCCTGGTCGCCGCTGGCATCCAGGTTATCGAAGGAGAAGGACAATGAGCTTATTGCCAGTAACGCACGACGAGCTTTGTCTGATCGCCTGCCGGTTCCTGCAAAATAACGGCTTCAAAGTCGCTTTTCATGACCGCTTCCGCGCCTGGACTCCTTACGGCGAACAGGCTGATGCAATCGGCTTTCGAAACGGCGCTAGTTGTCTGATTGAAGCTAAATGCTCTCGCTCTGACCTGCTAGCTGACCGCAAGAAGCCTTTCCGGGTTGAGCCAGAGAAGGGTATGGGTGATTGGCGTTTCATGATTAGCGAGCCGGGCATTGTGAATGTTGAAGATTTACCGCCGGGTTGGGGGTTGCTTCACGTCGTCAAAGGTCGGGTTAAGAAAGTGCATGGCTGGCCCGGAAACGGACTGTGGGTTAACCGGGATAGCAAACCATTCCAGGCCAACAAACAGGCCGAGTGCGATTACATGTTTAGTGCACTACGCCGCATGGATTTACGCGGTCATCTCAAAGAGGTTTATGACGGTGTAATCGTGAACAAACCAGAGGAAAGCGCAGCATGACAACCAACTTAAAAGCCCTCAAGCACCAGTAACCGATGAAGAACTTGACCATCTCATCTGGGGCTTGAACGCTACGGACTTTATCCGCGCCAGCTGGCGGCCCTGAAAGAGCTGCGGGAGTGGCGAAAAACTGCAGGAGTACCACAAAACTGCAGGAGCATCGCAAAAGTGCAGGTGTTGCCGCCCGGCATGCAGACCGCGCCAACGCTGGATTCTTCACCGAAAAATGCCGAGTCGCCCAGCGGCATGAATGCAACGCCGGTTAACGATGTCACCAGCGGTAAACGGTTGACCATCAGCCTGCCTGATGTCAGTTCGAAAGCATTCTGGAGCGGAACAGCCAGGCATGAAGTATTCCATCCTGAAACCTATAAGCGCTGGGTGAAGGAAGCGATTGAGCGAGATTGCATTATCGCCGGTGTAGGCGTGAAGGTGAAGTAATGGACCCATTACTCGAGTACGCCTGTAAGCGCGTTATTGAGCTGGAAGGTCTGCTGCTGGTGGAGGTTCCTGAAACGGTATGGCCTGCCGAAGTCGGCATGGTCTTATCTCAGATTGAAGTCGCCGGGGAACTCCCGGCGCATCACCAGCGCCGCCTGCAGCACCATATCAATCGCATGTGGCTGGAAAAAATGCCGGTACCGTCAATCATCACCGCGGCCCGTTCGCTGGCCGCTGCCATGGAGAAATACGCGTGAGAGATTCAGAAATCATTGTTGATAATTTTGCTGGCGGCGGCGGGCATCTACTGGCATTGAAATGGCGACCGGCCGCAGCGTGGATATTGCGATCAACCACGACCCGAACGCGATAGCGATGCACACCACTAACCACCCGAACACGCTGCACTATTGCGAGTCGGTTTATGCGGTTCGCCCGAAGGTTGCGACCGCTGGCCGCCGTGTTGCGTTGGTATGGTCCTCGCCGGATTGCCGCCATTTCTCGAAAGCGAAGGGCGCTAAACCCGTTGAAAAAGCGATTCGTGGGCTGGCGTGGGTAACTTTGCGTTGGGGGCTGGATGTTGACCCGCGGGTGATGATGCTGGAGAACGTCGAAGAGTTCAAAACGTGGGGCCGCTGCTGGCGGCAGAAATGCGCCCTGATCCGGCGCGCATCGGCGAAACATTCCAGGCCTTCGTTGGCATGCTGACAACCGGCATTCCGGCAGATCATCCTGCGCTGGTGGAGTGCTGCGAATTTCTGGGATCCCTCTCGACAGCAAAGACGCTGCGCGATTGGTAAAAGGGCTGGGTTATGTCGTTGAGTACCGCGAGCTGCGCGCATGCGACTACGGCGCGCCGACTATCCGGAAACGGTTTTTCATGGTTATGCGCCGGGACGGGGAGCCGATTGTGTGGCCGGAGGTAACGCACGGCGATCCGAAATCAGCTGCCGTTCTGAGTGGCAAGCTGGCGCCGTGGCGCACTGCGGCAGAATGCATCGACTGGTCAATTCCGGCCCAAGCATTTTCGACCGCAAAAAGTCTCTGGCAGAGAATACGCTGAAGCGGATCGCGCGCGGCATCCAGCGGTTTGTTATCGATAGCCCGTCGCCGTTTATCGTGAAGTGTAACCACACCACCTCGAAAGGAAGTTATGACTGCTTCCGTGGCCAGGAGCTTGACGCACCGCTGCAGACCATTACCAAAAAGCACGGCTATGCGATCGCCGTACCGCACCTGACGAAGTTCCGCACCGGCGCAACCGGCCAGCCAGTTACTGAGCCTGTACCGACGGTTACCGCTGGCACGTCAGCGCGCCCGGGCGGGAATGGGCATGCTCTCGGGTAGTTGAGGCGGCGCTGACCCGTTCCTGGCTGGAAACGGCGGCAGTGAGTACCAGGCGAAGCCGCGCCCGCTGGATAAACCTGCCCATACCATCATGAAGCAATCCCGGGCCTGTCTGGTTGCGCCGGTCATCGCCCGGCAGTTCGGCGGCAGCATCGGCCACCGGGCAGATGAGCCAAGCGCGACTATCACGGCGGGCGGTGGCGGCAAATCGCAACTGGTGACGCCGACGCTGATTCAGATGGGGTACGGCGAACGCCCCGGCAGGAACCGCGCGTGCTGCAACTGGACAACCCGCTGGGCACCGTTACCGCCGGCGGCAATAAATTTGCCACTGTGAGCGCGTTCCTGGCGAAACACTACGGCGGGAACTACTCCGGCCCGGGCGTCAGCCTGGACGAACCAGCACACTCGGTCACCACCGTCGATCACCATGCTGTCGTCGCCTCACACCTGGTGAAGCTGCGCGGAACTTGCCGGGACGGTCAGCGCACGGATGAGCCTATGCCAACGGTCACCGCTGGTGGCCAGCACGTAGGGGAGGTGAAAACCACACTGGCAGCTGACGGGTATGACGAGCACCGTGCACAGCAAACGCTGGATTTCCTGCGGGAATACTGCGGCGAGGATTGCGACGGGCTGGTGACTGTTGACGGTATCACTTACCGCATCGTTGATATTGGCATGCGCATGCTGCAACCGCATGAGCTATACCGCGCGCAGGGCTTCCCGGAGTGGTACATCATTGACCAGGACTATACAGGCAAGAAGTACCCGAAGGACAAGCAGGTTGCGCGCTGCGGCAACGCCGTGCCGCCACCGTTTGCTGAGGCGCTGGTGCGGGCGAACCTGCCGGAAATGTGCCAGTCGAAACAAAAAGCGGCCTGACCTATAATCCCCTCAGATACCGGGGGATTTTCTTATGTCTGATTTCAACATCGCAGCAAAATCAAAAGACGAGCAGGACAAGGTAAACGTTGACCTTGCGGCAAGTGGCGTGGCGTACAAAGAACGCATGAATATGCCGGTTATCGCCGAGCAGGTAGCGCGCGAGCAGCCTGAACACCTGCGCGAGTATTTTATGGAGCGCGTACGCTACTACCGCGAGCAGAGCCTGACACTACCGAGAGCATCTGACCCGCGCTATCTCGACATGGCGTCGCAGAACGAGAAGAAGTGATCACCTTGACGCGTCATCGATAAAATAATACTGTTTATGCATACAGTATTTTATTGATGAGGCGTCGCATGGCCTTCCCGTCCCAGCAAAAGATTACATAGAAACGCCGCTGACAGTTGAGAGCCTGTGTCAGGTGGACGCTAACTGCATGGTCATTGAGACAACAGCTGGCTACGCGGTAATAGACCGCTCTCTGCGTGCTGAGCAGGGTGATATGGTGCTGATTAATCACTGCTCACGTAACCAGTTTGCAAAACTGTTGGGAAAAGCGCTGATCACCGACGATGGCGAATCGCTGGAAGGTGAGGCGCTTGATGACGTCGATGTAGCCGGGGTGGTGACATACACTGTCAACGACCTGAGGCGAACGCCTGACGATGAACTACCTGTCATTTGAACGGACTATCTCAACCTGATCACGATGAACCCGCTTCGGCGGGTTTTTTGTTGCTGATATAAAAACACAATGGAAACAACGCGGTAACTTGCACAAAAAATGCTTTTTCGGGATTGATAAATCTCCCGTATGGGTATACTGTTTATTTATACAGTATTTCGAGCGGGAGGAATTATGAAAGTTGAAGTGACGATCGACAAAACCAAAAAACTGCCCACTGGCGCAGAAGCTGCGCTGCAAACTGAACTGCTTCGCCGCCTGAGCCAGAACTACGACGATTGCAAACTGATTGTGCGTCGCGCAGGTTCCGACGGCTTGAGCGTTCTCGGTGGTGCAGACGGCGACAAAAAGCGAGTCGAGCAAATCCTCCAGGAAACCTGGGAAAGTGCGGACGACTGGTTTTATTGAGTATTTTTGTGATAACCGCGCCCATTCCTGTGCGGTTACTGGGTATTTTTTATTGCGTCTGGATGTCGCTCAGGGGGAAATGTTGTGGGTGCAATTGACTCAGCTCCTACTGGAGACTTTAGAGCGACCATCACAGATGCCAGTGGCCGCGAAATTTTGTCTTTTGAACTGGCCGCCAGCGATCGATTCATTCTGTCGTCATCCGATGGGAAGGTTTTAAGCCGGAAGCTCAACAAAGATGATCATTATTGGTCCCGAACGACTCTGCTGGAAGTAGTCAGAGAAATGACCGCAAAAAATTGACCGTTTTACCGTATATCTAGCATAATCAGCACACTGGTCTGAACAACCAGAACCTGACGACTATGCGCCACGGAGTAACAACCATGGCGCACGAATTACACCTCATAAAGCACCAATCAGGAATACTGATCTCCGCAACGCCGGAGACCAGCGATATTCTGCAATCAAAAATCAAGCTCGGCGCCGTGCTGGTGGCTGAGTTCAAACAGGTCCGCAACCCGGCATTTCACCGCCGCTTCTTCGCGCTGCTCAACCTCGGCTTCGAATACTGGGAACCTGTCGGCGGCGCTATCTCGTCTAACGAACGCAGACTGGTGACCGGGTACGCTAAATACCTGTCGGCATACGGTGGCAACGAAGGCGCGCTGCTGGATGCCGCTGAACAGTATCTGGACCAGATCGCCAGCCGCCGCGTCACCAACGGAATCAGTCTTTGCAAATCCTTTGACGCGTACCGAGCCTGGGTAATCGTCGAGGCCGGGCATTACGACGCCATTCAGCTGCCTGACGGCACACTACGCAAACACCCTCGCAGTATCTCTTTCTCCAACATGGACGAAACCGAGTTCCAGCAGCTGTACAAGGCCGCGCTTGATGTTCTCTGGCGCTGGATATTGTCCCGCACGTTCCGCACGCAGCAGGAGGCCGAGAACGCCGCCGCCCAGCTGATGAGCTTCGGGGATGATGCCGATGAAATACAGCTGGTTCCAACATACCGACTGCACCACCGAACAGGCCGACGAGCTGGTGGCCAACTACCGGCGCCGCGGCGTAAAAGTCGAGCGCAGCCTGAACCGCGACAACATAACCTGGACTGTCAGTGCGCAGCTGCCGGAAGGTGATAAAGCGCCGCGCCCGAGCCGGGTATGGCAAAGCAAGGCGTGGGGTGAGCATGGCTAAGTTACCGCGCCGCAAGTGCGCCAACAAAGCATGCCGCCAGTGGTTCCACCCGTTACGCGACACACAGACCGTATGCGGTTATGAATGCGCCAGCGCCGTCGGCAAAGAACAGACCCGGAAAGCCCGCGAAGCCGCTCAGCGAAAGGAGTCTGCCAAACAGCGCGCCACCGAGAAGAAAGAACGCCAGCGTCGCCAGAAGGCGCGCGAGTCATTAAAGACTAAATCCAATGGGATAGAGAGGCTCAGGCCGCTTTCAACCGCTATATCCGGATCCGCGATGAGGGGAAACGGTGCATCAGCTGCGGCAGCCTGCTCATGGGGAAAAGCAATTATCTGACTGGGAGCGCTATCGATGCCAGTCATTACCGTTCCCGCGGCGCTGCATCACATCTCAAATTCAACGTGTTTAACGTTCACTCTGCCTGTACCCGGTGCAACCGGCAATTAAGCGGAAACGCCGTCGAGTACCGCATTCGACTGATTGAACGCATAGGCCTGGAACGTGTCGAGCGCCTTGAATCCGACAACGAGCCTCGCCGGTTCGATATCCCATACCTGCAGCGCATCAAATCTATATTCACCCGTAAAGCCCGCGCGCTGGAAAAGCGCCGCGCCCGTCATCAGGAGCATGCAGCATGAGAAAAATACAATACCCAATGACCACAGCGGCTGTTTTTGATGATGTGGTATACCCAATTAACCTCGACGGGCCTCATCAGATAGCGAGCGAAGTTGAATCTGCAGTCAGGTGGTTCTGCCGCTGGCATAACGAAGAGATCGCTGTTGTGAGGGGTAATGTGCTGTTCAGTTGTTGGGGGCTTTACCTGACTCATGACCAACTGATGGCGGAGGCCGTATGACCAGAGAGCAGATTATCCGGTACCAAGCTGAAAGCGTCATACGCGCCAAACTGCCGCCAGTAGCAAAGCACAGTCAGAACCAGACCAAAACCCAACAGCCAAAGAGGGCCGCAGCGTGAATCTTGAAAATACAGTAAAATACCACTTCGCCAAATCGACGCTGATTAGCGACTCCCGCGCGCGACAGCATCCGACTCATTGACCGGAACCGACATCATGGCTGCCATGGGGATGACGCAGGAGCGCGCCGCTCTGGGTTACAGCGCATTCCTCGGTAAGATGGGCATCAGCCAGAACGACCGGGAGCGGGCGATCTCACTGCTGGCTGAATATGCGCTGACCAAATGCGACAAGGTTGCCGCGCTGCGCAAGCTGGCTACCGGGATTAAGCCGTTGGTCATGCATCAGCTCGCCACCTTCGCTTTTGAGGACTATTCCCGCAGCGCCGCCAGCGTTAAGCTATGCGACTGCTGTGCCGGAAAAGGGTTTATTGAGGCTGACGTGTTCACGATGAAATCGCACTACACCATGAGACTCCCCAGTGGGCAAAAGACCTGAAGCAGTCACCCAGTGATTTCGAGGTTAAGCGTCAGGTGAAAGAGGTGGCTCGCGTACTGTGCTCGGCCTGCAATGGTAAGAAGGTCATCAGTTGCGCCTGTAGTGATTGCCGGGACGCGGTAAAGCCGTAGACCAGAAGGAAACGAAAAAACAGGGCGTTCCGGTTATGGCTGACTGCAAACGCTGCGGCGGTCGTGGCTATGAGCGAATTCCTTCGACCGAGGCCCATGCGGCTGTCTGTCAGATTACGGATGCTATTAGCCTGGACACATGGAAGAAGTCCGTTAAACCGTTCTATGATCAGCTGATCACTAAATTTGATATCGAAGAAGCCTGGGCCGAAGCACAGCTGAAACAGATAACGCGATAGGGGTTATGGAAATTAATTCGAGCTATTTACTTTTCCCGAATCTGTGTTAATTTTATCCCAACGATGGGTTAATGCCTTCGTTTCAAGCCTGCGGTTAACACCGTGGGGCTTTTGCGTTTCTGGAGGGTAAGAAAATGCACCAGTAAACGGATAGACCGCAGCCGAAAGGCAATGCAGCAGTTATGATGCTGCCCGAGTCGCGTAATGGCGAGCCTGTGTAGTGATGGGTAAGGGTTCATAGATCAAAACTAGCTCCGGTAGAGCAGCGCGAACGCCAGACGCGCACCGGTTATCAGCGGCGATAGAGCGACAGCACCTCAAGGGCATGAGCGTGGCCACTCCGGGTAGTGGCATAGAATTTTTAGAGGCTGCCGTTTGGCGGCCTTTTTCTTTTTCAGGCTCCGGGAAAACTCATCGACGCGTGTTGTTGTTAAATCAGCCCGAGAGCCTGAACCCCTTACACACAGCACCCCGAAATCCCGGAGGTGTGGAATGCAACGTATGAACCCGACAGATGGACATAACCTGCCGTACTGGTGGTCAACCGCTCTGGGGGTATTTTCCTTGCTCAGTTTACAGGATTACGTCTTTATCCTCGGCGCGCTGATATCGGCGTACTTCACGATAAAGACCTATTACGCGAAGCGCAAAGAAGAGCGGGAACGCCTCGAAGAAGAAAAGAAACGTACACAGCTGCTGGCCGATTACCTGGCTGATGTGATTCAAAAACCACACTCCGATCGCCCGGCTTCCGCTGAGGTGGTAACGGAGGCCATGCGGAGAATTGCCAGTGGCCAAGTTGAAACTGAGTAAGAAAAGCGGGGCCGTGGGTGTTGTGTGCTCCGTTGGTACCATCATTGCCATTGTCTTGAACGCCGGTCATGTTCGCACGAACGAGCGAGGCCTGGAGTTAATCGGCAATGCTGAATCCTGTCGCCGTGACCCTTATGTCTGCCCGGCTGGAGTACTGACGGACGGAATTGGCAATACCCACGACGTAAAAGCTGATGTCCGAAAAACGGATGAGCAGATCGCTCGCGACTGGGAAATGAACATTTTGGAAGCTGAGAAGTGCGTTAACAACTACGCCAGCGGTAAGCGGCTCAGCGACGATACATTCTCTGCTGTCACATCCATCACTTTCAATGTTGGTTGCGGCGCCATGCGGAAATCTACGCTTTACGCAATGCTGCGTGACGGGCCGTTGCCTGGCCTTCAGCCTGCAACCAGTTCACGCGCTGGGTATACGGTGGAAAGACCATTCTGCCGGGTCTGGTTAAGCGCCGTGACGCGGAGAAGCAGCTCTGCCTGGATGGTCTGAAATGATCACGCTGGCAGATTTGAAAATCGGCTGGCGCTCTATCTTGCTGGTGGTGGTCGTAACCATCATCGCGGTGCTCTGTGTGCTGCTGGCGCGCAGCAAAGCGGCACTGGCCACGTCCGAGAGTGATAACCGGGTGCTGCGCAGCGACAACGCACTACAGGCGACGGTGATAACTGCGCAGGCGTTCAACTTCAACCGGTTTAACCGGGTGGCGGAGAACGCCAGCCGCATGAATTCGCTGATAGATGCTGGTGCCGAGAAAACTGTCATTGAATACCGGGAGATTCTCCGACGTGAAAAGACATGTGATCTGCCTGTTCCTGCTGATGTCGCTGGTGGGCTGCTCAAATACGCGTACAGTTTACGTGCCAGCGCAATGCACCCGATACCGGGAACACTGACTCAGCCGGTGATAGCGCCGCTGCCGCCAGCGCAATAACGTACTGTCAGGCTGTGCTGTGGATTAACCCGCTGTTGGCTGCAATTGAGAAGGCTAATAACCAGTTGGCGGGAATACGGGAAATAGAGAATATCAGAGCCGCGCATTAGCCGGCTTAAACATCACTACTTAGAGGTCATTATGGAAGGGAAACAAACCAGCTTCGAACAAGCTGCTGAGCCGCTGATTAAGTGGCTGGCTGAAAACGTTCATCCACATCATACCGTCATCGTTACCTCAACTGGAGCAGAATTGCTTCAGGGTGAAAAGTCTCACCAGACTGACAAATTCCTGGTCGATTGACATTACAGAGGTCATTCAATGAGTGGCCTCGATAATGTCAACCTGAGGAAACAGTAATGGCAAAACCGGACTGGGGCGAGCTTCAGCAACGGTTCCTGTCCGAACATGCCACATCCGGCATTTCCCGAAAGAATGGTGCGAAGCGCAGGGACTGAATTACTCGACCGCAAAGCGCTACATCAAAGTTACGAATTACGGTGCGAATTCGCAGAAAGGAAGCGCGAAAAAAAATGCGAATTCGCAGAAGGGAAAGAGTAGTAAGCAAAGGACATCAGCAAAAGCTGATAAGCCAGCAAATCGCAATAAGCCTTCAAATTCTCCAGAAACGAAACCGATACGCGGCACGCGGCGCTCACCGCCAACAAACCCATTCCAGCCCGGCAATCAGCATGCACTGAAACACGGTGGCTACGGTCGCCGCATGCTGCTCTCTGACGCTGTGACGGAAGACGCTCAGGCGCTGACGCTGGATGATGAGTTGTTCTGGCTGCGAGCTGCGAGCCTCACCGCTGCGGAGAATATTGGTCGCTGGCGTGAAGAGTTGGAAGGAGCGGACACCGAAGAGGCGAAGGTACTGCACGACCTTATTTCTTCCGCTGAGAAATCCATGCACCGCAATACGGCGCGCATTGAGTCCCTCGAGTACACGAAGGGGAACCTCGCGAAGATGCAGGTGGATTCAGCTTACCGAGAAGCCGCGACCGAGAAGATAGAGCTTGAAGTGGGCGTGTTGAAAGACGGCGGCAGCGATAACGCGATCGTCGTGCATAACGCATTGCCAATACCAGGAAGATGATATGGCTGATATTCACCTGCCTACGCTGCACGATGGGCAGCTGAAAGTCTGGTCTGATGCCTGGGATTATCCACTTAACGCGGTACGCTGCGGACGTCGGTGGGGTAAGACCTTCATGCTTTCCAGTGCTGCCGTTACGTACTCCACTGCACCATTTAAACGCCCGGGTATGGATATAGAGCTCGGCGGCCGGGTGGGCATCTTCACCGCTGAATATCGTCAGTATCAGGAGATCTACGACAAGCTCGAAGAAATCCTGCTCCCACTGAAGAAAAGCTTTAGCCGCCAGGAAAAGCGCCTGCTGCTGAAGAACGGAGGCAAGGTCGACTTCTGGGTTACCAACGACAACAAACTGGCCGGGCGCGGTCGTGAATATGATCTGGTTCTGATTGATGAGGCCGCATTCACCAAATCGCCTGAAATGCTCACGGAGATATGGCCCAAGTCCATAAAGCCTACGTTGCTGACGACAAAGGGGCGTGCCTACGTATTCTCTACGCCTGATGGTGTTGATGAGGACAACTTCTTCTACGCCATCTGCAATGACCCGAAGCATGGCTTTCATCAGCACCATGCGCCGACATCTTCAAACCCGTTTGTTCCTCCTGACGAGCTAGAGAGAGAAAGGGAGCGCTGCGAGCCTCGAGTATTCCGCCAGGAGTTTCTCGCGGAGTTTGTGGACTGGTCCGCTGATGCTCTGTTTGACGTGAGTAAGTGGTTTGTCGACGAGCAGCCAGTTGATTACCCGGAAATGTGCCAGGCGGTATTTGCCGTTATGGATACTGCGGTTAAAGGCGGCGCTGAGCACGACGGAACTGCCGTTGTCTATTACGCCGTTGATACGCGCCCGGCCTGATGCGCTTAACGATCCTCGACTGGGATGTGGTGCAGATTGATGGCGCGCTGCTCGAAGTATGGATGCCGTCAGTATTTGAGAGGCTCAACGAACTTTCAGGCCAATGCGTAGCCGTCAACGGCAGCCTGGGCGTGTTTATCGAAGACGCCAGTATGGGCAGCATCCTTCTGCAAAAGGGCGAAAGCCTCGGATGGCCGGTCAACAAGATTGAGTCCGCCCTGACCAGCAAAGGTAAGGACGAGCGCGCCATTATGGCATCAGGTTATCACTACCGCGGACTAGCGAAGATATCCCGGTATGCCTACGAGAAAACCGCCGTATTCAAAGGTGAGACCGCAAACCACCTCCATAAGCAGGTTTCCCGCTTCCACCTGGCCGACAAGAAAGCGCAGAACCGCGCTGACGACCTGCTCGATGACTATACCTACGGGCTAATCATCGCGTTCGGTAACGGCGACGCACTCTGACGAGAAAACCAATGAACGAAGATGATTTCGAAATCGGCAGCAGCTCGCCGGAGCTTGTCACGCTCCTGGAAAGTGATGATATCCAGCCGGGGATGACGGCGGGCTATCAGACCTGCAAAACGATTTACCTTTACCACCCGCTAGGCGGGAAGATGGTCGACCGCCCGGTTAAGATGGCAATGAATGAGCCGCGTACCGTCCACGTAGCCGGAACGTACTCGCTTGAGCAGCGCCTGCGGGATGCATTCGAAAAAGAGTGGAAAGCTCTCGGAGCGGATCGTCATATCGCTAATGCGGCGCGTATTGCGCGCATCTACGGTACGGCGGCTATTGCGATGCTGGTGGATAATCAGGAACCGTCACAGGCGGTAGACTTCACCACGCTGTACAAGCACAACGTCAGCTTCAATATTCTGGACCCGCTCAACACCGCCGGAAGTATCGTGCTGAATCAGGATCCGAATGCTCGCGACTTCCAGAAAGTTGATGGAATTACTGTTGCCAGTAAGGCGTACCACAAATCGCGCTGTGTCGTTATTCAGAACGAAGACCCGATTTACCTGGCGTACAACCCGGCAGCATTCGGTTTTACCGGGCGTAGCGTCTACCAGCGCGCGCTGTTTCCTCTGAAATCGTTCATCCAGACCATGCGCACCGATGACATGGTTGCCGTGAAGGGTGGCTTGCTGGTTACCAAAATCAAAGGTCCAAGCTCTGTCGTAAACAACATGATGCAGAAGCTCAGTGGCATTAAAAGAATGTTGTTGAAGCGAGGGAAAACCGGCGATGTTCTGCAAATTGGGGAGCATGACGATATAAAATCAATCGACCTGAGCAACCTCGAAAAGCCGCTCGACTCAGCGCGTAACCACATCCTGGCGAATATCGCCGCGGCTGCTGACATGCCCGCAATCATCCTCAATAGCGAAACCTTCACCCAGGGGTTTGGCGAAGGTACGGAAGATGCCAAGGCTGTTGCCGTGTACATCGATGACATGCGCGCCTGGATGGAGACGCTGTACAACTTCTTCATCCGCATTTGCCAGTACCGGGCATGGAGCATTGAGTTCTTCCAGGCTCTTCGTGCTGAAATGCCGGAATTGAAGGTTACGTACACCGCCTACTTCACCAAGTGGATAAACAACTTTGAGTACCGCTGGCCGTCATCCCTGAAAGAGGCGGAGAGCGAGAAGGTGAAAGTCGATGAGATACGCTTCAAAGCGATTATCAGCATGGCTGAGGTGTTGCTTCCACAGCTGAAGGATGACCCGACGAACCGGGCAGACCTCATCGAGTGGATGCAGCAGAACGCCAACGCTAATGAACGACTGTTCCCGCAGCGTCTGGATCTGGATTACGACTCTCTCGAAGCCAACCCGCCGAAAGGGGAACCACCCGAGTCTGAGCCTGGCGGCGGGATGATGCTATGAACACCTTCACCAGAACCGTACGCGATGCGGTGAAGTTCTTTCTTCGTAATGGGTACTCATCACGTGAAGAACTGGAGCGCTGGCAGGCTCTAATCCGACAGGCTGCTGAAGGGGAAACGGCGGACGATTACCTTGCGATGGTCACCAGGAGCCTGACGAAATCCTACGACCTTCAGGTTACCCGAGCGGGGCGCTAAAGCGGCACAAGGGCTAACGCGTTTCACGATTAACTACCTTGAGCCGAAATTGCGCGCCGAGCTCGACCGCCGGATCCTTTCCAGCGTCGACCTGATTCAGCTCAACCGGCGAAAGGCCATCGACACCACGCTATCCCGCTTTAGTGGCTGGGCGAGCAGTATCCCGACGGCTGATTCCATCGCTCTGACGGGCGTGCAGGGAACCATGCTGGATACCGCCCAGCACATTCAGAAATCTGCCGAACAGGTCGACTTCGAAGCGCGGCGGGTGATGATTGACCAGAACCATAAGCTGATAGCCAACATCGACAACGTGATCGCAACCAGTAATAACGCGATCGCGGCGATTTGGCACAGCCACTGGCGCCAGTCCGGCTACGACTTCCGAGAGGACCACAAAGAACGCGATCAGTTGTTCTATCTGATACGCGGAAACTGGGCGCAGAAAAACGGATACGTGAAAGCCGGTCCTGCGGGTTATCTCGACGAAATCACGCAGCCAGGTGAAGAGGTCTTTTGCCGCTGCTACGTCACCTACATCTACAACCTCCGCAGCATCCCTGAATACATGCTGACCCAGAAAGGCAGCAAGTTTATGGAGTCGATTAAGAAAGCAGCATAGGAGCATTGAATCGTGGCTATTTTCGCTAGCGGTATCATGTTCCGGCAGGGGAAGAAGATATTTCTCATCCAGCGATCTGACGATGGCACCTGGTGCCCACCGGGCGGCAAGCTTGAGCCTGGAGAAATAGCAGCTGACGCTGCAAGGCGTGAGGTGATGGAAGAGGTGGGTTATCAGTACGATGGCCCGCTGACACCGTACAGCGCTGCGAATGACTATCTCACCTACCGGGCCGACATTGGCACCCAGTTCGAACCAACCATCAACGATGAATCACTGGCTGCTGGCTGGTTTGACATCAACGACATGCCTAAGCCGTTACATCCTCCATTCGCCGAGGTGATGGCGGCACCGGCGCTTAATGAAACGCAGGTGGCGGCGCTGATTTCCGACGGCACGCTGAGCAGCCCGCAATTCTTTACCAACATGTGGATGTACGCCATCCGGGTGACCGGAACCGGCGTTACCTGGCGTTCCGCAGACCAGCAGATGGCATTCCGTAACCCGGATGACTATCTCACCCCGAATTTCTCCAGCGCGTGGCCGGTGTTCCGCTTATCTGGCTGCATCCGGAGAAAAACAAACTCGATAGCGATGAATTCGCCAGACGTGTTATCGGCACCCTGACAAACGCCTGGGTTGCAGATAACGGCGAGGTGTGGGCGATCGCCCGCGTGTATGACGCCGAAGCCGCCGAGATTATGGCGACCAGGCAACTGAGTACCTCACCGACGGTCACGTTTAGTGAAGTGCCAGATTCAATCATCAAAGTCGACGGTCAGCCTCTGCTGGTGGAGCCATCCCTCAGCTGCTCGACCACGTTGCAATTTGTGAACAGGGCGTATGGGACAAGCTCCTTGACCCCACCGGCGTTAAATCTGATTCCATACCTAGTGAGGCTGAAAAGATGGACGAGGAAAAAATCGTAGCGCTTATCAACAAAGCGATTGATGCGCGAATGGCTAAGGCAGACGAAGAGAAGGATGCCAAAGCTAAAGCTGATGCAGAAGAAGCCGCCAAGAAAGAAAAGGCTGATGCAGAAGCGAAAGAGGCGGAAGAGGCCAAAGCGAAAGCCGATGCTGAAGAAAAGGCCGCCAAGGAAAAATCGGATGAAGAGGCCAAGGCTAAGGCCGACGCAGAAGCCGAAGAGAAAGCAGCAAAAGAAAAAGCCGACTCCGATCTTCGTCGTGAAATCGCCGAACTGAAAACGCGCATCCCAACCGAGTTGAGTGATGAAGAGCGTAACGAATTGGCTGATGCACAGGTGAAAGCTGACAGCGTATTTGCGGCATTCGGCAATCGCGCCCCGCAGCCGCTGGCTGGTGAAAAGCCGATGGCATATCGCCGCCGCCTGATGGTTCAGTTGCAGGAACACTCTGCTGACTACAAAGGCGTTGACCTGTCATCTATCGCTGATGCTCAGGTGCTCAAAATTGCTGAGAAGCAGATTTATGCGGATGCGCAGTCGGCCGCAAGCCTGTCTGTTGGTCCTGGCCAGCTTCGCGAAATAAAACGCGCAGATGCCACCGGCCGCCAGATTAGCACCTTTGAAGGCGATCCGGCTGCTACCTGGGCACCTTTCCAGTCTGGCAAGCGCCAGGTAACCCGCATCAACAACCAGGCTTAATGGGAGCTTTAAAGCATGGCTAATTTATCACTCAACCCGATGACCACCACGAATGCGCTTGGCTCATTTAGCGTGCAGTCTGATGGTTATATTCAGGGGGTTGCCCTTGACGATCCGGCAAACCGTTTCAACCTGTCATCCGGTACCGTCGTATCAACGGAAACGAAACCCATGTGGGGCGGCCTGGCTATCGCCGAGCTTTTGCCTGGAAACCAGTCAAGTCCGCGCGGCTCGAATATTCGCCGAGCAGTATCGGTAGATGAACTGGAAGGATTTACGGTGTTCAATCAGGCTCACAATGGCCTGACTACGCCACAATCTCCGGTTCCGCAGTTCGCGTCTGGTATGAGCGTGTCTTATTACCGACTCGGTTCTAACATGCGAGTCCCGCTTAAAGCGTCGGCGCAAGTGGTTGCGCTGGGAACCTCGGGTGCATCGGTGCGCACTCCGCTGGCCTGGAACTTTGTACACGACGAAGTAACTACCGCTGCGGCTGCTGGTTACTCAGGCTCTGATATCGACACCACTGCCGTGACATACACCTCTGGTGTGGCGACTGCGACCACTGCCTCCGCACACGGCCTGACCGCTGGCCAGTACGTGAAAATAAGCGGCGTGGTACCGGCGGCCTATAACGGCACTGTCGTTGTTTTGTCGGTCCCATCCACAACCACATTCACCTACGCACCGGCCACCGCACCAAGCGGCTCCGCTACGACTCAGGGCGCTATCGGTGCAGTAGATATTGCAGACATCACTCTGCCGGTGAAGCTGCTCGCCGTTGGTACGGAAAACGCTAAAACTGTCAGTTATGACAGCGCTACCGGATTCCTTACCTGGGCCACAACGACAGCATTGCGCTGGTCTTACTTTAATAGGGAGCTGACTTAAATGGCTGCAATTACCCCAGCTACACCATCGTCAATCCGTCGTATGTTGCGCCGGAATTGATCATCAGTTACCAGCAGGCGTCCGGCGCGTTTGAAACCATCGCAAGCGGTAATCCGCAGGTTCGCCTTGGCACTGGCGACCAGTACGTTTACATGCGCAGTCTGGATATCCGCACCCAGGTTACTTCCAGCCAGTCTGGTAACGGCAACCAGTTGCCAAGCGTGGCGCTGGATGCGCGCATGATTTCCACACCAACCTACATGTTCCGTGCCCGCGGTATCTATGATCATCACGATACTGCCGCTGCTGGTAACTGGAATGTGGCGTTACCTGAAGCCCAGCGCCTTGGCATGCGTCAGGGCATCTTCCAGCAGCTCCGCAACGCGTTGTTGTTTGGTATGAACCCGGCAGGTGGAGAGGGCATGCTCAACACCGTTGGCGCGACTACTGAAACACTGCCAGCTGATAGCGACGGCAACACTACCGTTTTGACCTATGACCACGGTCAGATGGCCGTTTACCTGCTTGGCCATGTGCAGGCTGCGTTAACCCGCACCATGCAACTTGGCCGCCAGCTGCGCGTCGTCATTCTCGGCCTCAGCGCGTGCTTGGCGCCATGGAGATTCAGCAGATTGTCCAGCTGACTTCATACCAGCGTCCGGGCGGCGGTACAGCGACCGTGAAAGGAACCATGGCTGGTGTTCTCTCTGATGCCGGGATTCAGATTGACTGGGTTTATGACGATACCCTGATTGGTGCCGGTGCTGGTGGCACGGATGCGGTGATGATTACCATCCCTGAAGTTGAGGTACCGGAGGTTAACCCGACCATTAACACGAACGAATTTGCGAAACTGTCTCCATCTCTGGCGGCAAACGCACTGATGTTCTGCGACATGGCCGCACCTCGCGAAATCCCGACCCCGATCCCGGGCGGCGCGGTGGATGTTCTTTCTGAACTGCGCTCCACTTCTGGCTGGGCTGTTCGTCCGGAAGCTATCACCATCCTGTCGATGGCCTATCAGTAATAAAACAGTCGCAATCAAAGAGCCCTTTCCGGAACCCGGCGGGGCTTTTTTTTGAGGGAAATCCAGTGAAACTCTATATCGCCAACACAACTAAGCAGCGCCATATCTTCACCTTCCGCGTTCTGGAATCAGGCCGCCTGCGTCAAATCCCGATCACTCACGGCTCACAGATGATGGTGCATGAAGGCTCAACTGAAGAGCTGAATGCCATTATCAGCCACCATGCCGTTTACGGCCTGGTTGATGCATCGAAAATCGACCAAAACAAAGACTTTATCGGTCTGTGCTACAGCATCGATAAGCCGGTGCCAGCGAAGCTCATCGAAAAAGCGCTGCGCGATAACGATAACTTCCTCACCCGCAACGCGCATAACCGCCGTCAGGCCTCCGTAGCGGCGCTGGATAGCTCTCTGCGTGAAAGTGGAACCGGGTACTCTGGCGACATGGAAATCAGCGCAGAGCAAACGAAAGGGCGTGACGATACCGACGAGACCCGACGGTGAGCGAAACCATCGCGACGGAGAAGCGGGGTAAAAAGTAATGACCACCAGTCTGTCGGGTTTTATCGAATTCGTTCGAGCTGACATGGGGATTACCACAGACCAGGTTCCCGACGACTCGCCGTCATTTACTTTGGCGTATGGCGGCGCGGTTGAGTGGGTTAACCAAGATATCGCGATCGTCATGCCAAACTTTTACACCGTTGCCGTTTATAACCTCGGTGCGTCGTTCCTGGTCAACTACGGAACCGAGTCCGTTTTCGCCGAGTTCAGGAAGGAATACGGCCTCAATAACTTTAAAGCTGGCGTCATTACTGGTGCTGGTGATAACTCAACGAGCTCGCAGCGTCTGGTCCCTGATTTCTTCAAAGACCTTTCTCTGGCGGATCTGCAGATGCTGCAAGACCCATGGGCCGTCGTTATCTGATGATTGCTCAGCAGTTCGGCAGCTTGTGGGGGCTCTCATGATCACCCTGCATCTTGGTGTGATGGACATCCCTACGAGGACGAGAACACCACCACTGGTGATGTGGCTGAGTTCCTCGAGGGGAAGTACAAAATCATGCAGACGTTCTTCGACCGTCACGGTCAGGATATTGCCGCTCTGATGGCTGACGACCTTGCTGGTGGTCTGGAAAACATGCTGGCAGGTGCGCCGACGCCTCGCGACCCTTTCGCGGAGTCGATGTCGCGTGTTCATGACTTGTTTGTCGCCTTCCTTGATAACGAAGAGATGAACGGCATTGATGGCGTCCCGACCCGGCGCGCGCTGCTGGGCATCAGTAAGCGCTTTAAAAACAAAAAAGGTAATCCAAGACCCTCATTTATCGATACCGGGACATACCAGGCAGCGATGCGCGCCTGGGTAAGCGGGGTGCTGAATGCCTTCCCTCAGTGAACTGCAACAAACTGCTAAGACCGAGCTTAACGCCGCTCTGACGCAGGGACTTGATGATCTAAGCCGCTATGAGGTGGTGACCTTCACGAAGTACATCCGCAAGGTATTACCGCTGGATGGCTTCGTTTTCTGGGTAAAAGCCTCTGTGCTGAGTGATGACCCTGACCCCGCGCCGGATACGAAGGATGTTAAGGGCTTTTTGCACCTGACCACCGAAAGTATTCAGGACGACGAGCAGCTATACGATCGCAACGTGGTGACGTTTACCGCGCAATCAGATATTGACCCGTTCAATGACATTGGCGGTGACGTGCTCTACATCGGTGAGTTCTTCGGCATCCAGTTCTCGTTCTCCCGGCGTACTGGGTTGAATGAGTCGGCTGGGCTGTTCCACTATACCGGCGAGGCGATTTTCCCGTATATGCGGTCGCAGATTATCAACTCTGCCGCCGATATCGATCTGAATGATGTGGTGGTATCCAGTTCGCTGCCCATCTGGCTGACTCTCAACCAGTTCATGCCTATGTACCCGGCCATGCTTTCGTTGCAGAACCTGACGCCGCCTTACGCAACTGTGAAGTGCTCAAACCCTGTGGGTGTGGCCTCAGGCTCTTATCTGGATGACCATTCAAGCCAGTGGCAGCTCGTCAGCGAAGAAGTGACCATTTCTATAACCGGGTTGCGAAACGCCGCGGCGGAAGATTTTCTGACCTACGTTCACCAATACACCATGGGTGATGATGCCGAAATGGGCGTAATGAATATTCCTGTCATTCAGGATGACCGCATTACCCAGAACGAGTTGAACATCATCGCGATGCGTAAAACCATCAAATTCAAAATCAACTATTACCAACAGCGAATGAGGAATGTTGCGCGCTCGCTGATCCTGTCTGCAATTCCATCCATTTACGTGGGGAAATAGCCAAATGGCAATTGTTAACATCAACGTATCGGTAACCAACCCGCCGAAGCCGTCCCAATTGCTGAAGTCCGGCGCGCTGGTTTCGGTCGGCGGCACCACACTAACAGCGGGCAGCTACCAGTTACTTTCAACGAAAGATGATCTGAAAAGCATCCTTGCACCGGCGAAAACCATTACGGCGCTCGCCTGGGCGGCGAACGTGGTTACTGTGACGCTCTCGGCAGCGCACGGCTGGACAACTGGCGATACCGTTCCGGTGGTTATCTCAGGGGCAGCGCCAACCGCCTACAACGGGGCATTTACGGCAACGGTCACCAGCTCAACAGAGTTTACCTATCCGCTCAGTTCAGATCCGGGCACCGCGACAACCATGGGAACGGTAACCACCGTTAGTGCGCTTGAAATCCAGCAGATGAACACCTCGTACTGGGCTCAGGGTACAAACCGTTCCGTGTATGTACTCGAGTTAGGCGGCGTCAGCAATGTTGATGCGATTATGGCTCTGAGCGATTTTATCGATGAAGATATTGCGCTGGGAAACACTTACCAGACGTTCTTCTCGTACCTTGTGCCGCGTGAGTTTGCTGATGAAGCAACATTCAAAACCCTGACCGGTCTCTATACGTCGCCGAGCTCACTGGTTTACTTCTTTGTGACCACTACTATCGCAAATTATGCCGATTGGGTTGCTACCGCAAACAAATCTGTATGTGCTGGCGTTGAGGCTCCGGCGATTGCCGCAAGCGAGTTCTCCATGGCGGCAGTTTTTCAATCATCCTTGTCCAACGACCCTGGCTCCTCGAATCAGGTTCCGCCGATGGCCTGGCGCTTCATGTACGGTGTGACGGAATATCCGCCAGCAGGTAACAGCACGCTGTTGAAAACGCTGCAGGATAACAACATCAACTATATCGGCTCAGCGGCGGAAGGCGGCCTGAGCAACAAGATGCTGGTGGCCGGTCACATGCTTGACGGAAAACCTTTCAACTACTGGTATTCGGTAGCCTGGGCAGCTATCAATCTTGAGTTGGATCTGGCGAACGAGGTGATCAACGGCTCCAACACCAATATCAACCCGCTCTACTACGAGCAGAACGGCATTGACCGATTGCAGAACCGCGCGCTGAAGACGCTGCGTAACGGCATCAGCTACGGGCTGATTCTGGGGCAGACTGTAGGCACCAAGCTCACTCAGACCGATTTCAATGCGGAATATGAAAATGGAACATACGCAGGCAATGCGGTTATCAATGCGGTTCCGTTCTCCAGCTATACCAGCCTAAATCCATCGGATTACCAGGACGGTAAATATAACGGCCTCAGCGCTGTTATTACTCCGCGCCGCGGCTTCGAATCCATCACGTTTAACGTGAACGTAACTAACTTTGTAGGGGCGTAAAAAATGGGAAACCCAATGGTGCCTCAGGGCTTTTTGAACCGCGTCAAAGGGCCGTCTCAGTTACTGATAACCCCAATTTAAACATCACTGCGCCATACCTCGGGAAAGAGATGATCAGCCTGCGCCCTGACGGAGCAGCAACAGATATTATCCCTACGGCAACCGGTACTGTAGGTAGCCAGGTTCCATATCAGCAGGTGACGCTCACCGTTCATCTGCTGAAAACGCAGTCCATCGGTGCTAGCTACCAGCAGCGCTTTCTGACCGATACCTCTCTGGGTGAAGTTGTTGTTACTCCTGATGCAACTACGTTTGGTAATTACACCTTACAGAACTGCTACCTGGTGAACTTCAACGAACTCTCTTTCAGCGGAGCTGATGCCGGGTACGTCGTGACGATTTCAGGGTATCTGCCGATTAACGACAATATGTGGAACTGATCGTGAAAATTGACCGCAAACTAAATTTTGTCAGCACCGTTATTCGTGAAGATGGAACGCTGCTATACCTGCACGCTGTGCCTCTTCCTTATGAGGTTGTCGAGGAAAACTGTGTGCTGCTGGGCGGCATGTTCAATAACTTCTTCTCGATGGTGGGTGGCATTGGCGCGCCGCGCGTGGCCGCTATGATGCTGCGCAAAGCGCTAAAATCTCAGCAGGAAAGAGATCCCGGTACGCCGACGATCATTGATGACATGCAGCGCCTCACCACTGTTGTCTGGAACGATGGTGGCACGTGGAAAACCACACCTTTGGACACCGCATTCAAGCAGGGAATTATCTCCCGGATGAATACCGTGAAGTCGAAGGCGAGGTTGTTTTTTTTATGGTGGCCTCTGCCATTCAGAAAGCGAATCTGATCGCCGGAACGGTGGGACAAGCGCTCGATGCGTACAATGGTCAACTTACCTCATTGACCAGTACGGGTATCGCGATTCTTTACCGACATCGAAAACGGATACCGATACCCAGACCCCGATTCCCCAGCAGGAACTGTCACACATACCCTCCTGACGTGGGCCTCCAATGAAGGCTTCCGTGAGCTCTGCCGTGAATTAGACATGGGCGACTATGAAAGCCCGTTGCAGTTCCGGCAGCGCTTCATCCTGGAAGCAATAAAGCAGAAGGGATACTTCAATGGCAGCTAAGGCGATTGTCGATATTGCTGTTAATGACGACAGCTTTAACTCATTTCTCGACAAGTTTAACGGGTACAAAAAAGCGGTCGATGAATTGCCAGAGGCCTGGCGGATGTCGTCACGCGGCATCGGTGACTCTGCCAAAGAAACCGAAAAAATGCGCCACAGCATGGATGCTGTCACCAAAGCTTTTACCGACGGCGTCGCTTCAATATCCGCGCTGAATGGCGGCCTGGACCAGCTAAACCAGAGCCTCGATAAGGCCGGGAAAACGCAGTCTGACCTGAATAAGAAAACCAACGGTGCCAGCAACTTTCTGAGCAAGGCCAGTAAGGATGCGAAAAGCCTTGCAGGGCACCTGAAGGACGCAACGACCAGCCTGCTGTCATGGGGAGCATCGTTGGCGTTTTCACTGGGCTCGCGGGTGCTGGTGGTCTGTGGGGCATGAATCGTCTGGCCGGTTCAGCATCGGCGCAGAGATTCACTGCCATGGGGCTGGGAACCACGGCCGGCGGCCTGAACTCTGCAGCGGTAAACTTCCAGAGCGCGCTGGGTAACCCGGTAGGAACGCTGGGGCCATCCGCGATGCCCAGGCCGATCTCGGCAAGCGCTGGACCTTTAATGCCATGGGCGTGGATGCCAATCAGGATCCGACGAAGCTGTTGCCACAGATGATTAAATCTGCGCGTGACATCTTCGTGAAGAACGGTAGCACCCAGCAGGGAGCAGAGGCTTACGGGTTAACGAACTACTTCACCCTTGATGACCTGAACCGCTTCAAAAAGATGAGCGATGCGGAAATTGACGCGATGGCGAAGCAAGCCGCCGTCGATACGCAAAAGCTCCAGGTGTCAGACCGCCAGCTGAAGCAGTGGCAGGATTTCAACATTCAGCTCGACCGCAGCAAGGTCAGCATCAGCAATACCTTTATCCGCGGGCTCGCTCCGCTAACGCCGGAGTTAACAAAACTCTCCGACGCGTTTTCTGGTGCTATTGATACCGTTCTTAAATCACCTGAACTGGGTAAATGGATCGACAGCCTGGCTGGCGGCATTCAGAAGTTCGGCAGTTACCTTGCTTCACCTTCGTTCAAATCTGACGTTGATGCTTTCATGTCCGCGGTGGAAAAGCTGGGCAAGGTCATCATGAGCGTAATAGGGTGGATCACTGGCGATTCTTCATCGGCTTCCGGCCTGCAGGCTAATTCCTCGTTCCTGAATAACACCGTTAAAACGGACGCAGCCGGCACTCACTATGTGAAGGGTGGGTTGAGCGACCCGAATACCCCTGCATTTTCTAAGTGGGTGACGAGAAAGCTATACGGGATGACCGGCACTGCGCCTACGGAGTATGACCAGTACTTTGAAGAAGCTGCGAAGAAGTATGGCGTCGATTCAAAGATGCTGAAGGCTATTACTGGTGCTGAATCATCCTGGGATCAAAATGCAAAAAGTAAGGCCGGCGCACTTGGGTTGATGCAGGTGATGCCATTCAATTTCCAGAATGGTGAAAACCCGTATGACCCACGTGACAACATCATGGCTGGTGCCAGGACATTAGCTTGGGCGAAAGGGCAGGCAGGTGGTGATGTTGATGAGATGCTGCGCTATTACAACGGCGGTAGCCGCAGAGGTAGCAAAGAGAATATCAATTATCCTGGCCGGGTTCGCGAGCAGTATATGGCCCTCTACGGGAAGAATATTCCAGCCGCGGATCCTAACCAGCAAGCTGTTGCTGGTCAGCAGAGCGCGAACAAAACCAACCAACTCCTGCAACAGATTGCTGAGAACACCAGAGATGGCGGTCGAGGTGTGACCATTAACAACAATACCGGCGGCAATGCCGTTGTGACCAGTACGCAGCTCGGAGGGTTTGGCTGATGGCATTTACGCGTGAGCTTTACCGGCTTGGCTTCGAGATCTCCCGGTTATCCTCTGTGAAGGTATTGCGCAGGCGATACCGGGCGGGATGCTGCCTATCGTAGCGCTGACGCAGAGCGCCAGCTTCGTTACAGGGCTGCTGAGCGGTGCCAGCAACCTCACGAACATGGATAAATACTTCTGCCACTGGCGTGCGGCGCAGGGCGGTACAATGCTGGACTATGAAATAGGCCGGTACCCGTTTGCAAACCAGACGGTGGCCGCTAACGCGTTGCTGGCTATGCCTCTGCAGATCTCTCTGCTGATGGATGCTCCAGTTAATGAAAATACTGGGGCAATGACAAAACTGGTGTCGCATAGTGCGCTGCAGGCGACCCTTCAGGCTCACGCTAACCTTGGCGGTACGTTCATTGTCGCCACGCCAGCGCTGATTTACAGCGGCTGTATCCTGAAGAGCGTCAGAGATGTTACCGGGGGCGGCGGAAGCGATCCCACTCCGCAGCGCCAATGGCTCTGGAGCTTTGAGCAGCCGCTCGTTAGTGAAGCGCAAGCTGGTCAGGCGGTGAACAACTACTTCAGCAAGATTGATGCTGGCGACGTTACGACAAGTAGCGCATGGACGAATACCGTAGCGGCATTGGGGAACACCTCGCTTGGAGGTGGCGTATCCGATGCGATAACCGGCCTGATTGGGAAATTGAGCGGGACATTCGGCATATGAGCACAGACCTGTATCCCTTTTCAGGGAATGAGAAAACCAGCATGGTTTTCACTCCTGTTCTGGACGGTTCCGTTTATAACTGCCAGATAAAATGGAATATCGCTGGCCAGCGTTGGTACCTGAACGTAACTGATAACTCCGGGGCTCGTCTTCTGACCACCCACTAATCGGTTCTCCTGTCGGTACCGATATCAATCTTCTATTCGGTGTTTTTTCGTCAACGAAAATGGTCTGGCGCTATCCGAATGCTCAGATAGAGGTGATCAGCTGATGCGGTATTACGACATTAAAATATCCTACCCACCCGATAGCAAAGGTAACCCAGGAAAGCTCTACAAGCAGTACTCCAGTCTGCGAAATGGTGTTTTTAATCCTGGAAACCTCATGGTTGAGTTTGATATCCAGAGGTTCGGGAGTCTACCCGAAGGGCCAAAGCATTATTACCATCTGGGCATAAGTCCTCAGGAAATGCAGCAGTCCCGGCAAGATATGTTCGGCATGGTCATCGAAATGTGGGTTGGCATGTCCAAGGGATTGCCTTTAGCTAAGCCTGGACAGTCTGGATTGGTAATGAAAGGGACCGTATGGCAGGTGCTGGGTAACTGGCAGGGAACCGAGCTGAGGATGGACCTTATCGTTACCGCAGGTCCGGTTTCCCCAACTAATCCGGCACCGCTTGCCCTCTTAACCTTACCTTGCCGTGGAATAAGGGAATAAAGCTCTCCGTGGCTCTGACTCAGTGCCTTCAGAATCTTGGTGGTGGTTATAGATTCAATATCAGCATCAGTGACCGACTGATCAACAGCTACGATAGCCAGATGATATGCGGCAGTCTGACCGAGTTAGCCAGCCGGCTTAATTCACTAAGCCGCGGGATAATCCAGGATGCTAACTACACCGGCGTTGAAATCTCTGTTGTTAATGGCAATGAGATACGCGTATTTGATAATGATTTCTCTAATCATTCAGATGGTAGTGAGAAGGGCAGCGCCAACTACCGAAGGAACAATCCAATCCAAATTGAGTTCACCGACCTTGTTGGGCAACCAACATGGGTACAGTTTGGCGTTGTCACGATCCCATGCGTCATGCGTAGCGATATTCAGGTAGGCGATTACATTCGTATGCCGAAAAAACTAAGGCCTATGGTCCAGGCATCCTCTTATTCACAGTTCCGCAATGATGCGACATTTTCCGGGACTTTTTAGTCTCATCAGAGAGATTGCTGGGGAATAGCCGACAGCCTGATGCTAATTCCTGGGTGACCATTATTGAGGCGCAGCCGGCACCGGAGAACACATCATCATGAGCACTGAGAAAAAGCTCAGCTTCGCAGGCAATATGAATAATTTTGCGGCGAACAAGATCGCACAAGCCCAGTTAATGGCTGGGAAGGTTTTGCCGGCCGCCGTTGTAGAACGCAATGGAAACATGGTGGTGGTCCAGGTTCTTCTTCGGAATGTACCGTATGTCGTTCCTCACCTGACAGTACCTCTGTTCGGCCCGGAGTATATCCGCTATCCATTACAGCCGGGTGATAAAGGGATTCTGATCCCGCAGATACGTATCTCGGCGGTATTAGCGGACTTGGTGGTGGTACTGCTGACCTTACGCCGCCGGCAAACCTCAGTGCTCTGACACTCCTCCCGATAAGCAATACAGAGTGGGAGGGTGTAGATCCGAACGTGCTTACTATGTATGGGCCTGAGGGCGTTACGCTTCGTGATTCAGGAAGCAACACTACATTCCTTCTTACCCTGACAGCATCACCATCGTCACGCCAAACCTTTTCAAAGTAACGGTTGGAAGTACGGTGTTTACATTGACGGATGGTTCGTGGTCTCTAACCGGCAATAGCGGGACTCTGAAGGACAATGATGCCAGCACAAGCCCATCAATAATGCATACCGGCTGGCAGCAACTGCTGACATGGGTGAATGCACACGAGCATACAAATGGGAATGGCGGGAGCAACACTGGTGCACCGACAACTCAGTTTGATGGGAGCATCACGCAATGAGGACATACGGACGGGATGAGAGCGGGAAGTGGTTGAAGGTTGAGACGGACAGTAACGGGTTTAATGATTCGGTTTATCTGACAACTCTCATTCAGAACCTGAAACTGGCACCTCAGGAATCACCGTTTTTTGCGGAAAACGGGATACCCGCAAACGGATCTGTGATCCAGCAGATACTGCCAACTTTTTACGTTAACCGGATTCAGCAGCAATTTAGCCAGTATTTTTCCTCGCTGCAGATCGCTCTGACAGAGAGTGACCCTCCGGCCTACACCATTACAGCCATTACAAACTCGGGCTCAAAAATTATAACGCAGGTATATGTATGAGTGATTTACCAGTCATTTATGATGAATCTGGCCCCGTCCCGCAAACCGCCGAAGAGTTGCGCGCCAAAATCGTATCGCTGGCCACTGCAATGGCTCCAGGGATCACGACAGAGCTTCCCGGCTCATTAATCGAGGATATGGTCAGCACCAGTACCGGCGGTGCGATTGTCTGCGACCAGGCTCGAGTGGATCTCCTTAACTCAGTCGGTCCGCTAGGTGCAAATATCTCACTTCTGAACTTACTGTCTCAGCAATATGGCGTTCCTGGGCAGAAATCAGAGGGATTAACGACGGCTCCAGTATCGTTTTCCGGTCCTGCAGGGTTTGCGATTCCTCAGGGGTTTCTGGTGGGTGATGGTAATTATCAATACGCAGTTGATGAGGTGACGATCATTCCGTCTTCAGGAACTACTGCTCCTGTAACCTGCAATGCTACCGTAGGTGGCGTATGGGCCGTCCCCGTTGGTACGGTGACCAATATAGTAACGAGTTTGCCTGCAGACATAACGCTGACCTGCACCAACCTGACCGCCGGCGTACCAGGTAGTGAAACCGAAACCATCCCAGAATATAGGGTTCGTGTGTGGGATGCGGGGATGAAGACCGTCCAGGGATATCCAGGGTTCATTAGAACCGAGCTTAATGCGGTCGAAAACGTTGTAGCCAGGCTGACCTCGGTCGTTCAGGATGGTAACTACTGGGTGATCATGTGCGGTGGCGGGGATATTTACTCGATGGCCGGGGCTATCTACAAGGCAGCCGGAGACATTAGCCGGTTGAAAGGCAGCACATTAAATGTGACTGGAATCAGCAATGCTAACCCTGGAGTGGTTACTACCGACTTAACCCACGGATTTACCTCGGGCAGGTTGTAAGAATCACCGGAGCGAATGGTATCTCCGGCGTAAATAATGTCGATCTGACGATTACCGTGATTAGCCCTCACTCCTTCTCGATAGGCATTGATACCAGTAGTTCTGGTTCATGGACGAGCGGTGGAGTGGTGTCGCCAAATCTAAGAAACCAGACTGTCACGATTAATGACTGGCCCGATAATTACGTAATCCCTTACGTAACGCCGCTACAGCAACTGGTTACGATAACCTATCAATGGCGAACTGAAGGTGTGAACTACCTGACGGATGCGACCATATTGTCATTGGTTTCTACGCCGACAATTAATTACATCAACGGAATATATTCAGGGAAGCCGTTGAACATTAATACGCTCAAGGATGTGTTTCTTGATGCGGTTAATAGCACGCTGAATAAAGACCTGTTCAGTGTTCTTAATGTCGTGGTCACAGTGAACGGAACTATTACGGATGTTGACACCAATACCAACATCATTAGTGGAGACCCATACAGTTATTGGTTTATTCCTGATGATGGGGTTTATGTTTCTGGAGCATAATGATGCTTGAAGATATTATCCGGGCTTACCTTTACACCCAGTATAACGATGATGAAAACCTGCAAGCATTTGTTGATGCGTACAATACCGTAGCGAAAGGTGTTTATGACTGGATGGTCAACGCTAACCTTCCGGTGTTTATTGGCCTTATAATTCTGGCGACCAATTGAAATGGATTGCAGCGGGGATCTATGGCGTAAGCCCCCGATTCTTATCAGTTCAAAGCAGAATATCTACGGCCCATATAACGCATTAACCTTCAACACGATTGCGTTTAACGGAAGGAAGGTTGTTGACCAGTCTGAACAGGTTGTGGCATCAGATGACTTGTTTAAGCGGATAATGACATGGAACTTCTACAAGGGTGATGGCTTCTACTTCACTATTCCATGGCTTAAGCGCCGTGTTTTACGATTCCTGACGGGTGTGGATGGCGTCGATGTTGTTAATGACCAGCACTGGAGTATATCCGTTCTGTTCTCTTCATCCGGAGCGACGATCTCAATCATCAAGGGTTACCGGAAGCTTACCGAATCGGCAATGTTTAATGGAAACGCATTCAACACGCGCACCTTTAACCAGAATAGTAGCGCCTTGATTAAAAGCACGGAGTATGAATACGCAGCGTTGTTCAAGCAGGCCTTTGATAGCGGCCTGCTCCATATGCCATTTTACCAACCAGTTACTGTGACGATTGTTGGTTGAAAGTAATCAATAATTATATTGGTTTCAATATGTCAATAAGCGACTGATAGCCGCCATTACCGCATGTTGAAAATCTAACAAAAACATCGCTGCCTATTCTTGATATTTCCTCTGAGCGAGCAATATCGCCATTACTTAACTTCTCAAAGTTTGTTGGAATTACGAATGTTTGCCCGTCTCGGCGAGTGAACTTTAAAAGCTCAATATATCTTCCGGATTTTGAATGCTGACTTCCTGTAATCCTCATAATTCCTTCGTTAACTGAGCATCCATCGCTTTTTGATGGGTCATGTCTAGGTCAGTGAAGCCTACATTATTTGTTATTTCATCTGCAAAAATCTGTGGTTCAGCTCCAGCAACCGCGGGAATAAGCAGCATGGCGGGAAGTAAAAAATTACGTAATTTCATTATATCCCTTGTGTTCTGTAAATTTCAGGAGGGCAAATGTCCTTGACCTTACTGGCATCAAACAATGCCTCAACAGTACTTGCTTCGTCAATCAACGCGAGCGCCACGACTTTGACTGTAAACACCGGAACCGGTGCGCTATTCCCCAGCCCGGTATCAGGCGCAAGCTTCTTCAAGCTTACCCTCATCGACGCGGCGACAGGGCAGTTAACAGAAATTGTACACGTCACAGCCAGAACTGGCGATGTGATGACTATTGAACGAGCGCAAGAGGGGACCGCCGCGCGAGCATGGTCAGCGAACGACATCGCTGCGAACATGCTGACTGCTGGAACCATGCAGCTATATGCGCAGAAGGATCAGGCATTACTGATTGCCAATAACCTATCGGAAATCGCCGCGGGTGGCCCGGCAGCTGTTGCAGCGACTCTCTCAAATCTTGATTTGGGAGATGCCAACGGATACGTGGGCCGAAAGATTGCCGAGCAGTGGATCACGTCATCAAAAACAGTAACGTTAAACCCACTTACGAAGCGCATTAAAGTGACTCTAACGGGCGGTGGTGGTGGAGGTGGTGGGCGTTCAGTAGTGGGGCATCCAGCGATAACTTCTCGGGTGGCGGCGGTGCAGCGGGGGCAACTGGTATCAAATGGTTCAATGTGGCTGATATCACAAACTGGACACTTGTTATTGGCTCTGGCGGCACAGAGGCAACTAAAGGGGAGATTCGACATTCAGTGGCATTGTTGCTCCGGGAGGCGCTCCATCTGTTGCATCAACTGTTTTTGCCTCCGGCGGTACCGGAGTAGCAGGAACTGGAGCGGACGTTAACATGCCAGGGGTGATGGTGGTGACGGCCAGAACGGAACATATCTACTTGCGGGTTTTGGCGGGGCGAGTCATTGGGGCGGCGTTCGACGTGCAGGGCAAGGGCAATCAGGATCAACAACAATTCCCCAAGCGGGATTCCTGGTGGCGGTGGCGGTGGTGCTTTTGACACACAAAAAATGAGCACTCGTTTTTATGGCGGGCAAGGTGGTAACGGTTGCTGTCTGATTGAGGAGTATGCGTAATGCGATATGCACTAATTCAAAATGGTATTGTTGTGAACATTGTCGAATGGGATGGCGAGGGGATTTGTTCGACGGTTACGAGACTGTCAATGTTGACGACATGCGCTGTGGTGTAGGCTGGGAATATCAGGACGGTAAGTGTATTGCTCCGCCGGATGATTCTGTTCTGCCTGATGAGTAAGGCGCCGGGATGTTTTATCGCCAGCGCCAAAAAAAATATTAACTAATTGGTGCCGATGGTACTGGCTTGGTCCCGTCGGCGTTTTTGATATAAGCACGTAGCTTTTTTCGGTAGTCAGTCCAGGTCGCCAACTCAGCCTTCACATCTACTTCAGTCGTTCCCGCATAGTCTGCATCTTCGATCTGCTCATTTAGCGCCACAATGGCTACGCTGGCACGTTCATACTCAGATGCAGCTTTAGCCATGTTTGCTGCAGCTAATTCTTCTGGTGTCTGCTCGGGTGTTGGCGGTTGACGAAAATCACTTCCATCATACAACCAACCGATACCGACCTGAGCAGGACACAA